ATTTAAATGGAGTTTTTGGAACTAAAAAAAATGAGGTTGTTTTTCAACAAAGAAAAAACATAGCTCCTGCTATACAAAAACTATTAGGTGCTGAAGAAGTAGATGCTTCATTAGCAGTATTTAGAACTTTAGATACTCTTGGAACACAGATTACTAATTACAAATTATATGATGACTTATATGAAAAAGGTTTAGGTAAATGGTTTTTTAAAGAAACTGGAAAGTTTTCTAAAGCTCCTGACGAGTCTTTAAAAGCTGCTACAATTGAAGGTAAGCAGTTCTTACAGCTAGATGGTTTAAGAACAACACCAGAAATTGCAGAGTTGTTTAATACAATGTCTCGTAATAAAGGACAAACTAGACAAGTTTTAGAAAGAATGTACGGTTATTTTTTAACTGCTAAAGGTTCTTCACAAGCTGCAGCAACTGTATTTAATGGTTTGACTCACGTTAGAAATACTTTAGGTGGTAGTATTATATTAATGAGGAACGGTATTAATCCGTTTACTGATGAAACTATTAAATCTTCTCAAATCTTAAGTAATGATTTATTTACTATGGATGCTACAAAGAAGAATAAAGTATTGTCCGATTTATATGAAGATTATCAAAGGTTAGGAATAGTAAATCAAAACGTAAGAGTTGGTGAATTTAAAAATCTTATAAATGATTTAGCTGCTAATCCTAATGAAAACATGTTGTCTAAATTTCCTGAAATATTTAAAAGGGCAGGACGTAAGGCTACTTCTGTATACGTAGCAGAAGATGATTTATGGAGAATCGTAGCTTACAATAAAGAACTTAACACACTTAAAAAAGCTTATCCTGATTTAGCAAGAAGAAACTTACAAGACTTAAAACAAGAAGCTGCAGATGTAGTTAGAGCTACTATGCCTACATATGATTTGATAGCTCCCGGATTACAAGAACTAAGAAAACTTCCTATAGGTAACTTCTTTTCATTTACTGCTGAACAGTTCCGTAATAATTATAATACTACTATGAGAGCTGCACAAGAGTTAAGGTCTGGTAACAAAGTTATTCAAGATAGAGGAATGAATAGGTTAGCTTCGCAAGTTACTTCAACATATTTATTTTCAAAAGGTTTAACAGACTTTAGTAAGTTAGCTTTTGGAATTTCAGATGAAGATGAAAAAGCTGTTAGAGATTTAAATCTTGCTCCTTGGTCAAAAAATAGTGCTTTATTATTTAGTAGAGATAACAAGGGAAACATACAGTATATAGATTTAACTTATACAGACCCTTCTGCTCCTGTTACAGATAACTTTAGAAACATTTTAAATTTAATAACTGACCCAACAGAAAGCATGGAAACTGTTAATAGAAATGTTATTGGTCAAACTGTTCAAGGTTTAGAATTTTTCTTAAGACCTTTTGTTTCTGAGTCTTTATTAACAGAAGCTATAACAGACATTCTTGTTAGAGGTGGTAAAACTAAAGAAGGATTTGGAATAAAAGTTATAAATCCAATTACTAAAGAACCTTTAATATGGGAAGAAAGAATAGACAATAATAATCTTGCAGAAGTTGCAAACAATATGGATGTTGCTTTAGCACATATTTTAGAAACTGTATTACCTAGAGAAGTAACAGACATTACAAGTTTAACACGTGGTAAAAAAGCTACTAGGATTGAAGAAGGTAAAACATCTTTACAAAGAGAATTGTTAGGTAAACTAACTGGTCAAAGGCTAGTTACTATTAATCCAGATAAAATTAAAAATGATTTTTCTTTTAAGTTAAGAGATTTAAATAGAGCTAGAGGAATATATCAAGGCAATATAAATAGTTCTATAACTAAGAATATGAAAGCCGAAAGTGTTTTAAGTAGGTACAAAGAAGAAAATAATAAAAACTATAGAGAGTTTGTTAAGAGTAAAAGAATGTTAGATGCTGCTAAACATTTTGACATAGACCCTTATGAGATAGAATCTTTAGTAAAAGAAAACTTAAACAACTATACTAAAGATGAGAAGAGTACTTTTTTATATTCTAGCAATGAATATATTCCTCTAAAAATTAGTGACGAGAAATTAGAACAAGCTTATAAAGATTTAAATTTTGAAAACATTAACTTTAGAGAGTTTTATGATGCTTATACAGTCAGTTACTTAGAGTACAGTCAACTACCTTTACTAGAAGAAGAAAAACAAAGAGAGAAAGAATTAGAAAGAAAAGGATTTGTAGAGGGAGGAAAAGTTAATAAAAATATAGAATTTAATAATGTAAATAATTGGTTAAAAAATTCTTTAAATATAAGACAACAATATTTTAAAGGTGAAGAAGTTTCAGAGGATTACCCAGTTACAGATGTTAAAGAAACAGCAGCAGATAGAGTTGACCCTTTTACAGGACAACCTTACTCAGCACAGATGGAGGAATTAGGATTAGATGTTTTTCAAGAAAGATAATAAAATGGATATAGAACTTTGCAAAGCTGAAATAAAGAGACACGAAGGCGAAGTGTTAGAAATTTATATGGATAGTTTAGGTTATAAAACTTTAGGAGTTGGACACCTTTGCCAACCTAACGACCCTGAATATAACTGGGAAGTTGGCACACCTGTCACACAAGAAGTTGTAGATATGTATTACGAGGATGACTTTGAAAAGCATTACAAGGAAGCTATACATGTCTTTGGTAGCGAGGAAGACTTTGAAAAGTTACCAGAAGTTATACAAAGAGTCTTAGTAAACATGTGTTTTAACCTAGGAGGTTCAAGACTTTCAAAGTTTCGTAACATGTTGAAAGCTTGTAGAGAACATGATTGGGCAAAGATGGCTGTTGAAATGGAAGATAGTCGTTGGTTTAAACAGGTAGGTAGAAGAAGTATTGAATTACAAAAAATGGTATTAGGAGCCTGAAATGAAGAACGTATTAAAAAACATAGTTGGAGCTGTTGCACCTACATTAGGTACTGCCTTGGGTGGACCAATGGGAGGAATGGCAGCAAACATGATAGCTGATGTATTGGGAGTACCTAATACACCTAAAGCTATAGAGAAAGCTGTAGCAGATGCGACACCTGAACAAATGCTAGAACTTAAAAAAGCTGAACAAGCTTTTGAAGTTCAAATGAAAGAGTTAGAAGTAGATGTGTTTAAGTTAGAAACACAAGATGCTCAAGATGCTAGAAAGAACTTTAGTAAAGATTGGACTGCACGTATTATGGGTATAGCTACTGTAGGTGGATTCTTAGGATATATATTCCTAGTTACTTTACAACCACCAGAGCAAAACTCTGAAGCTCTTATAAACTTAGTACTAGGTTATCTTGGTGGTTTAGCAAGTGCTGTTATATCATTTTACTTTGGAGCTTCTAACTCACAGAAAGACTAATGGAACAAGTAGTAGTCTTTATTCAAGAAGTTGGTTTTCCTATAGCAGCAGCAATAGGTCTTGGTTGGTTTATTTATAAGTTAGTCATACGTATTGTTGATGGTATGGAAGCAAAGCTAGATACTGTTGATGCAAAAGTAGAAGCACAAATAGCAGCTATAGAAGAGAGACTAGGTGTAAAGTTAGATACACAACATGGTATATTAGTTGCATTGATAGACAGAGTAAGAAGTCTTGATAATGAAATTATAAGACAAGACACTATGATTAAAACTATACTAGGAGTGCCACAGCTAATTGATACTGCTAAGATTTCAAAAGCTAAAAGAGACGATAAAAGAAAAGATTAAACTACAATGAAACTAGATGACATAGAAAATGTACATCCTATGAAGCAGATTACAGTTGCTTCTATAGTACAAGTATTAGTATTTGGATTTATGTTATTAATGTTTTGGATAAACGATAAAATATTATGAAATTAGTACCTACATTTAAAAGTGATAAAACCTCAAGAAACTGCAAATGGTGTATGTTTTTTTGGTCTATGTTAATTATGTTCTGGTCTGTTGGAAGTATTGCAGATGAGATAGTGTTTAAGTTTAAGAGTCCAAGTTTCAATGGTAATGGTACATCATCACATTATCTTACAATTCAGAATCAAGAGTTTAATCGTAAAGAAGCATTGAAAGCAGAGATAAAAGCTTTACAAGACCAAATAAAAAGAGACAAAGAAAATACAACACTTGCAAGATTTATAAGAAATTTAGAGTCTAGAATATACGCACAATTATCTAGACAGTTAGTAGAAAATTTATTTGGTGAGACTCCAAGTGATAGTGGTGTACTAGAATTAGAAGGCAACAGAATAGAATATAGTGTTGTCGATGGAATAATAACTTTGAATATAACGGACAGTGATGGGAATACAACGACTATATCTTTGCCTGTTGGTAATTTTTACTTCTAGTTGTGCTGTACTAAATCAGAATCAAGACTTAGCATTAACACAAAATATTAAAGCTAGTTCAACATTAGACTTACAATCAGAAGAATTAAAAAACTTACCAAGTGCAAAAGCAAAACCAACTATAGCTATATACCCTAATAGCTTTAGAGACTTAACAGGTCAACGTAGAAGTAATAGTTCGTTTGCTTTGTTTAGTACAGCTATTACACAAGCTCCTGAAGCATTTTTAATTAGAGCTTTTAAACATGCAGCAGGTGGTGAATTTTTTAGAGTAGTAGAACGTGTAGGTTTAGATGACTTAACAAAAGAAAGACAACTAATAAGAAGTACTCGTAAAGAATTTAAAGAAGATAACAAAATGAAACCTCTGCTATTTGCAGGGTTATTGGTTCAGGGAGGAGTTGTTAGCTACGAGGCTAACCTCAAATCTGGAGGTGCTGGTGCTAGATATCTAGGAATAGGTAATAGTAAACAGTACAGAGAAGATACAGTTACTATATCATTGCGATTAGTTTCTGTATCAACTGGAGAAGTGCTAATGGAAACTTTAGTTTCTAAAAGCATTATATCCACAAGTGTTTCTCAGGATGTGTTTCGTTTTATAGAAGCCGGTACTGAACTGGTAGAAATAGAAGGAGGAGTTGCTGAGAACGAGAGTGTTTCTATAGCTTTGCAAAAAGCAATAGAGACTGGAGTATTAAATATAATATATACAGGAATAGAGAGAGGCTATTGGGAATATGAAAACATTAAAATTGATGAGCCTAGTTGTGATGACGAGTGCATCGCTGCTGTACGGGGCTGATAACGAAATATTTGTTGACCAATCAGGTGCTACAGCTAACATAGATTTAGAGCAGTTAGGTTCAGGTAATATCATAGGTGGATTACAATCTGCTGCAGGAAGTATGAATGCATTAGATTTAGATGGTCTTAATCTTACTTTAGATATAAATCAAATAGGAAACACTAATAAATTCCTAGGAGATATTTATGGTGATTCTATAACAGGATTTTTTGAGTTTGATGGTGATAGTAATACATTTACTATACAATCAGACCCAACAAATACTTTTGGTATTGATAACTCTAATTATAATGTTGATGTTACTGGAGGTTCTAATACATTTACTTTAGACCACGGTACAACTGCATTAGCTGCAACATTAGATTTAGATTGGATTGTCAATGGTGACAGTAACACATTTGATTTTGATATAAACTATGATGGTGCTACTAACTATGTTGATGTAGACGGAGATGATAACACTGTAAACTTTACAGGTTCAGGATATGCAGGTGGATATTTTTATCTTGACCAAACAGGTGATAACAGAACTTTTAACATTCAACAACTGAGTACACAAGACAATGACTGGCTTAAAATTTTATCTAACGGTAATAATGGTACTGTTTGTGTCATTCAAAATGACCAAGGTACAAGCACAAGTTGCTAATATTGGAAACATAACAGAACTTAATGGAGCTGGTAGAGTAGTCAGGGATGACACTTACCAAGCTTCATTAGATTTTAACATAGAAAGTTACGATAATGTCCAAACTTCTAACGGGAGATTGGGCATTACTTTTTTAGATGACAGTCAAGTTAGACTTACTGAACATTCTGAATTAATAATAGATGAGTTTATATACGACCCCGACCCATCTAAATCTAAGATGGCTTTACAATTTGCCAGTGGTACTGCAAGATTTATCACTGGTAAGTTAGCTACAATAGATAAAGAAAATATACTAATACAAACTCCTAGTGCTACGATAGGTATTCGTGGTACAGATTTTACAGTTACTGTAGATGAGCTAGGTAGAAGTTTAGTTATATTATTACCAGACGATGACGGTCTTCCAAGTGGAGAGATAGTTGTCGCAACAGCTATGGGACAGGTAACACTTAACAAGCCTTACCAAGCTACAACAGTTTCAATGTACGAGACTGAACCAACAAAACCCGTTATCCTTGACTTGACAGTAGAGTTAATTGATAACATGTTAATAGTAAATAGACCAGAGGAGATAAAACAAGAAAATGAAGGACAAGATGGAAGTAATGTTTCTAGTATCCTTGATGTTGATTTCCTTGAGTTCGATGATTTAGAAGTAGATTATCTTGCAGAAGATGAGTTAGAGTTTACAGAACTAGATATCAATTATCTTGATGTAAACTTTCTTGAAGACTTGTTAGATATCATAGAAGATGTAAATGAGTTAGAACAGACTGAAACACTTTTAAAAACTGATATAGATTTAAAAGGAACACAAGTCGGATATGATGCTAATACTCAGATAAATACTTTTATGACTGATAACATCATAACCTTTTATAAAACTTTAGAAGATACCATACGTTTAGATTTAGACAAACAGAATGCTTATACTGTTATCTTAATTCAAAACGGTAAGAGTACACAGATAATAGTTAATGGTGGAGGAGACTCTACTATAAAAATTACACAGGATAATTAATATGAAGTGGTCATCTTTACTATTAGCTTTACTAACCCTACCATTACTATTCAATAGTGTCCCACTAGAAGTACTAAGACTCAAAACTTTTGATGCTCTTGTGCCTCAACAAAATCCTACCGGACATTTTACAATCCTGAACATTACTGAACAAGACCTAGACGATATGGGAGGATATCCTTTACCTCGTCAAAACTTAGCAAAGATTCACAACGATATAATAAATGCAGGTGCGTATGGCGTAGGCTGGGTTATGTTATTTCCACACAAAGATAGAATGGGTGGAGATATAGAGTTTGCTAAAGCCTTACAAAGTTCTGCAAGTGTTATCGCTATGCCAGAAATAAACAACAATAGTTATCCTGCTACACATGGTACAGTTATCAAAGGACCGATAGTATCATTACCGAAAGCTCAAGGATTTTTAGAGAACATAGATGTTTTAAAACAGTCAGCTAGTCAAGGTGCTATATCTGCACCAGTAGATGTAGATAATTTAGTAAGGCGAATACCTTTACTACAACAAACAGATAATGGGTGGGTTGCTTCTTTTGGAACGGAAGTTTTAAAAATACTAGGAGGTGGTCGTACTTATCAGATTGTAACAAATCTGAATGGAATAGAACAGGTTAGAGTGAGAGGTATTCCACCCGTTTCAACAGATAGTCTTGGACGTAAGTGGATTAGTTGGGTAGATACACCACAGATAACATTAGATGAACTTGACAAAGCTGAATCTACTTTTGTATTTGTAGGATTCACAGCCAAAGGAATATCACCACAAGTTGCAACACCAGTTGGGTTATTAGAACCACATAAAATTCAAGCAGCTCTATCAGAAAGTATGTTGATGGACACACCTTACATACCTGATTATAGGTTAGTAGTAGAACTATTATTATTAATAGTCTGTGGCTTCCTCACAGCTCTTCTAATAGCACGATTAGGTATCACATGGGGTATTGTATCAGTTGGTTCTTTGATGGCAGGAACAGGGTACTTTGGATATAGTGTCATACAAAGTAACATACTTATAGATGTGACTTGGACTTTGATAAGTATGACACTTATTGCTACGTTACAATTCTATTTAAACTTTAGAACTCAATACAAACTTAGACAACAAATCAAGAAACAATTTGAACATTACCTTGACCCAAGACAAGTTAAACAACTACAAGATAATCCTGAACTTCTGAAGTTAGGTGGAGAACGAAGAAGATGTACGTTTTTATTTACAGACGTTAGAGGCTTTACAAGTTTATCAGAACGATTAGAACCTGAACAAGTTACAGAGATTATGAATAAAGCATTAACGATACAAGCTGATGCAGTTAAAAAGTATGACGGTATGGTAGATAAATATATTGGTGATGCAATGATGGCTATCTTTAATGCACCTATAGATGTTCCTGAACACGAGACCAAAGCCATCCAAGCAGCATTACAGATACACCGAGATATGGAAGAAGCACAATTAGGAATCGAAATAGGAATAGGTATAAATACAGGAGAAGCAGTAGTAGGGAATATGGGAAGTGAGACACGATTTGATTACTCTGCTATTGGTGATGCTGTAAATCTAGCTGCAAGACTAGAGAGTTCTACTAAAGAAGTTGGAGAAGATATAGTGATTGGGTATACCACAGCTATGAACTCTGATATACCCACTCGTTATTTAGACCCTATAAAAGTAAAGGGTAAAAAAGATGAGATAATTATTTATACTATTCAAGAGCATTAAGTTCTCTTTGAAAGTAATCGTGTAAGTTTTCTAATTTAGCTTTACCGTTTCTAATAATAGTTCTCATAAGAGGTCTATCATCAGGAGGAAATACTTCATCAACCATATCCTCTGGTAACATACTAAACTCTGTCATTATTTTATTATCTCTTGTTAAGACAATCTTGAAACTAACTAGGTTAGCTTCTTGTTTATTAATCATGGGACTCCTCTAAATTTGTAAATTTAATATTGTCCTGTCTACCTCTTAGCCCTGCCTTCATGTAGGTAGTAGCCCTACCTTCAAAAAAGTTCTGGTGTTCTACTCCGGTAACTTCATCAATCCAACCAAGAGGATTTTCTCTTTGGTCATAGTTAGTCTTAAGACCAAGTTGAAGTAACCTTCTATCAGCTATATATCTATTATAAGCATACATATCTTTTTTAGTTAGTCCTCGAATATCTCCCATATCAAAAACTAAATCTAAAAACTTATCTTCAAGCTCTACCATATGTCTACATATTTCATATAGTTCTTTCTTGAAATCATCTGTCCATATTTCTATGTTCTCTTTTATAAATTCTCTGAATAACTTTGTCATTGCTTCAACGTGCATAGATTCATCACGTATAGAATAGGTAACTATCTGTCCCATACCTTTCATTTTACCGAACCTTGGAAAGTTTAATAAGATTGCAAAGCTACTGAACAACTGTAGTCCTTCTGTAAAAGCTGAATAGACTGCTAAAGTTTTAGCAATAGTTTCTTTTTTAGCTCTAGTAGGTTTAAAGTTACCAACATAATCATGTTTGTCTGACATCTCTTCATAATCAGCAAATGCTTTATACTCTATATCTGGCATACCTACTGTATCAAGTAGTAAGCTGTAAGCATGTTGATGTATTGATTCCATGTTTGCAAAAGAACCCATCATCATTCTTGCTTCAGGCTTTTTAAATATAGGCATATACTTATCTATATATCCTGCTCCTACATCTACATCTGATTGAGTAAACAATCTAAATATTTGTGTTAGTAAATTCTTTTCTTTGTCTGAAAGTTCTTGCCAATCTTTAACATCTGTATGTAATGGCACAGACTCAGGCATCCAATGCATCTGATTTTGTAGTACATAATAGTCAAACATCCAAGGATATTCAAACGGTTTATAATAATCTCTACTGCCCAACAAACTCATATCTATTCTCCTTTAATATATTTAAATTTTCTGTCGCTTCTGCATATTCTTCAAATAATTTAGCTACAGTATCAACTGTATTAGGATGGTCAGCTACGCCTACACCATCTTTAAAATATATTTGAATATTACATAAAGCTTCTGATTGTCTTGCTTTATATCTGTCATACAAAGCATCGTATATTTTTTCTTTTTTCATAATTTATCCTTCACATGCGATACATTCTGTATCTTCTAAGTTTATTCTAGGTACTTTAACATTTACATTCTCTACATTTCTAGCTGCGTTAGACCTAAAATAATAAAGAGATTTTAATTTATTCATACCATACCAATGAACATCATTTACATACTGCATATATTCATCATGTACTTCTTGAGGCTCTGTAGCTTTTGGTAAAGTAAAGAACAGGTTGACAGACTGTGCCTGACACACAAACTCCTGTCGTTTTGCAGCATGTTCAACAATCCATATTTGATTTATCTCATTAGCTGTTTTAAATATTTCTTTCTCATCATCAGTAAGTATATCTAAGTGTTGTACTGAGCCATCACTACCTGATATATCTTTCCAAAGATTCTCTAACTCTTTACCTTTTAATCCTTTAGATTTTAAAAGCTTTTCAAGATATTTATTTTTTACTTGATAGCTTCCGGATAAAGTTTTGTGAGTATAGCAGTTAGCACGATAAGGCTCAATGCTAGGAGAAGTCCCACTACAAATGATACCGCTACTAGCATTAGGAGCAATAGCAAGGAGATTAGCATTCCGCTTACCGCTACCATGGATATCAGGAGCCTCGCCCCTTTCAATAGCCAACTCTTTAGTTGCTTCTGTCGCTTTGAGTTTAATGTAAGTAAATGCTTTAAAGTTAAACCCAGTTGCGTAAATGCCCTCAAAAGGAAGTGACCTACGTTGAAGATAAGCATGGAAACCCATAGCACCAAGACCGAGACTTCTTTCTCGATACGCTGAGTAGGCACTCTTGGTAAAGCCTTCTTTACCTTCTTTAACATATTTTTGAAAGCGTTTAAAATTCGCACTATATTCTCCTAGTTGTGTTGTATCTATTGCATTATCAATATAATGTTGGATTATATTATCAAGCATGGTTATTAAATCTTGTATAAAGTTATCGTCCTTTGACCAGTCATCAAAGTGTTCCAAGTTTACAGAAGACAAACAACATACTGCTGTTCTTTCTTCATCAGTTGGTAATGTAATCTCTGAACATAAATTACTTTGACGTATCTTAAGTCCTAAATCTTTTTGTGCTTTAGGTAAAGCTTCGTTACACTTATCAATATTGACCATGTAAGGCTCACCTGTTTCAGCTCTAGCATTTATTATCTGCCACCATAAATCTCTGGAATTAATAGTCTTAACAGCTTCGTTAGTTTTAGGGTCAATCAATCTCCAGTCATCATCATTTTCTACAGCTTCAAGAAAAGCATTAGTAATATTTACACCATTATGAAGATTAAGATTCTTTCTGTTTATGTCTCCACCAGATTCTTTTCTCATATTAATAAACTCTTCAATCTCCGGATGAGATATGTCCATATAAGCTGCATAAGAACCACGTCTTGTTGTGCCTTGATTAAAGGCTAACATCTGTGAATCTACTACATGGATGAAAGGAATAGAACCAGTAGAACGACTGCCGTGAGTAGTTGAAATACCGTTGCTCCTAATATCGCCCCAATATCCACCAATGCCTCCACCTGAACTTGCCAACCATATGTTCTCATCATAGTGAGCAGATAGACCACCCCTGCTGTCAGGAACATAATTGAGAAAACAACTGATAGGAAGCCCACGAGTGGTACCCCCGTTACTAAGAATAGGAGTGCTGAACATGAACCAACGAGAGGAAGCGTAGTTATAAAGTCTTTGAGCCAACTCAAAATCGGTCTCTCCTTTGAATGTTGCTCCGAAGACGGAGGCTCTTGCGAATGCTTCTTGTGCATGTGTTTCTCCTTCCCAAAAATATCTATCTTTGAGTGTGTCTAAACTAAATTTATCAAATGTCTTTTCTTTGTCATAGTTTATTTCAATTCCTAAGTAAGGCTTAGTTCCTATCTTATCTTCAACCATTGTCTTGTTCCTTATTGTTTACGTAGATTGCTATTATAGCATAGTGTATTATTTTATATAAGTCTAAGTTGTTCTTTCCGTCTTTCTTTCCAAACCTCATAGCATACTTCATAATGTTTCCAAGACAGAATCCTTCTCCATATCCTGAATCAATTATCATATCAGTTGCTTGGTACTTACCGTTAGCATAGTGTTGAGCATATGTATTACCTATGTATGCTTTTAATTCATTTAATATTTTATCTTCATTAAATTTATAATTCACTTTTCCATTCCTCCGGTAATGTCTCTTCACTATACCATGTAAAGTTATTTGTCTCTGCCCATTCAGCATGAGTTCTTTTTGTTTTATCTTTTCTTACCTTTGCACCCGGCATAGGTGAGTAAGGTTTTTGAAAAAGAAAAACTAACTCATAATTATCAGGTAAAGCTTTTCTAATATGTAAGTACTTACTATACTCTGCATAGTCCCAGAACCTACCTTTAGCTTCTAGTAATATTGTTTTACCATCTATAACTTTTACAAAGTCTGCTTCATACTTATGTTGAACAACATACTCTATAGTATCCCAATGATGTTTCCAATCTTTGAGAAGTGTTTGATGTATATCATATTCCCAAGCACTATCATATCCTTTAGGTACGTTAATCTTCTTAGGTCTCGGTTTTCTTGGTACTCTTCTAGGCATTCAAATCTTCCAAAGTAATGTTTGGATTATTCTTTACCTTTTTATAAAACCATCTAAGACTAAATGCACTTAACATAAATCTATTGTTAGCAAAGATATGTGTTTGCTCTGGTAGAAACTCATGTAAGTTTTTCTTAGTAATCTTAGTAGCATCTTCTCCTTCAGGTACCATCGTTCTTATCCAACTAATAAGAAGTTCTTCTGCTTTTCTTCTTAAGGCTTTTGCTTTTCTACCATTCATATCTGTGTAACCTCTATAACATTAGGTGGTTTAGGTACTTGAGTTAAGTATCTATAACCTGTTGAATATTTAAACACCCTTAAACCTTTACCATCGTTAGCATCTGCATGACATTCAAACTTATGTCTGCAATATACACAGCCCCTTGCAAGTTTCATATTACCAGATTTACCATCTGGCTCATCATCATAACATTTATCAGGTGGTGTAGATAACTTAACAGCTTTTTTAATATCAGTTATTTTCTTTTTGATATTAGGCTTATCAAAGTTATCAGGTTTAAACATAGCTAACTCTCCAGACTCTTTGTTAAGAGCAAGGAAGCCACCATTCTTAGTTCCTTCTGCTTGTTCGTATCCTGCAAGTTGAGCCATGTATCCAAAAGCATCATCTTCTGCTAGTGTTCCGTCTCTAAACTTTTTAAATGCAAAACCAGAAGCAGTCTTTACATCTACAACTTCTCCATCAATAACACAGTCCATGTGTCCTTTGATTCCGGATACAGTTATTTCTTTTTGTTCATTAGTAACTTCATGTCCAGATAACTTAACAAGAAATAAAACTATCTCTTCAAGTAGATGTCCGTACAAGAACTTAATAAATGTAGGTGGAGAGATGACCTCTGTTGTATCAGATTCAGAGTTCATTTCATACCACAATTGTCTAGGCTGTTTGCCTATATTAGACATACGTAAAGAAGGTTTGCCTCGTGGACTAGGGTGTGACCAAGAGTAGAGAATCTCTTTCATGGACTCTCCAAACTGTTCTATTGTGTCCTCATCTATGTCAAGATGTTCGCCTTTTCCTAAAGCCGACAATTTATTATATATATCTTCTACTAATGTGTCAAGTGTTTTTTTATTTTTTTTCATCTTCTGACTCTTTGAAAGCTTTAATTACATCTGATGAAAATAATTTTTGAAGGCTAACAAGGAACATTCTACTAGCATTGTGGTCTCCACCACATACAGTTTTAAAACTATCAAGCTCGTCAACTATAGTTTTAAGCACATCTGTTTTAAATACTAACGTACAAAACTCATTGTCCCCTACACATAAATTATGAAACCAATAATCTGATTCAGTTGCTCTAATACCAGAAGGTTTACTCCACGATTCATATTCAATACATATATTACCTGTCTTCATCCATGTATCTCTTTCTGATTTAACTTCTATCTTCTTACCTGTTAGCATGTCTGCTATTTTTTGTTCTCTTATTTCTCCATACTGTAAATCTAAATCAAATTTCTTTTGGTCTTTCTTAGTGGGTTTCACTCCAATTATCTCCTATTTTGTATTCGCCATCCAACGGACAACGAAGTTTAAAATGTTCTCCTGCTTTTACAATACTATCTACAGCAAACTCTCCAATAAAATCAGCTTTATCTTCTGGTACTTCTATCTGCCATTCGTCATGTATGTTAGCAACGAACTTATATTCTACTGCGTTTAATTTTAATACGTTATCTAGCATAACCAATCCTTGTTTCATTATGATAGCTCCTGCTCCTTGAAGTAAAGTATTCAAGGCTGAATGAGAATTACGTATATGTAGTTTCCTACCGTCTAATCCTTTTAAGTACCCCTTTGCTGATGCTCTTTGTACTCTATCTCTAAGAGATTTAAATGATGGTTTATTATCAAAGAAATATTGTCTAGCTCTTTTACCATCTGCTGTAGTTCCTCCAACCACACTTCCAAGTTTTTCATCTCCTGCTCCGTACATGAGGGCATAGATGAATGTCTTCGCCTTATCTCTTGATTCAAGTTGTGCAAGTTTTTGATTAGAGGTGTGTATGTCTCCGTTAATGATTTCATTTGTGTATTCCTCGTCATTCATATAATGAGCTAACATTCTAATCTCAAGACCAGAAGCATCAACTCCAAGTAAAACATTACCTTCTTCTACAGTCCAACAAGCTCTACATTCTTTACCGTAAGGACTATAGACTGCCGGTACCTGTGCCATATTAGGATTTCTATGTGTCATCCTACCTGTAATAGCACCGTTAGGTATTACAAAGCCATGAACTCTACCATCTTCTTGTACAGCTTCAACCCAAGAATCAACTTGAGCTATACGTTTTTGAAGCAGTAAGAAGTCTGCTATAAGTTTGGCTTCATGTATGTGTGTAATTGCTGATAGAGTTTTTTCATCTACTATTGGCTGACCTGTAGGTGTAAACCTTTCTGGCTTCCAACCAAAGTCTACAAGATATTCTCCAATTTGTTTACGACTACCAAGATTAAAATCCTGTAGCGTTTGTCGCATAAAAGGTTCAAAGTTATTTGTATCTAAACATCTTTGATACTCATCATCTGTAAGTCCACGTTTAGATAAGTCTCCATCTTTCTTTATGTAAGGTGTAACTAACTTATCATCTACCCATTTAGGTTTAAATGTATTATGGACTTCATCTTCGATAGCCTGTTTCTTTTCTCTAAGTTCAGCCAATAAAAGTTGAGCTTTCATTTCATCAAACTTGAATCCATTAAGCTCTTGTTGTTTCATTATCCTAGCAACATCTTGTTCTAAGTTTATAGATTGTTTAGCAAATCCTTTACTCTCTTCTCTAAGTTTCTTTAAAACTAAAGCATTGACTTGTACATCTCTAACACAATAGTCCATCATCTCTTTAGAATAGTTAAGATAGTCTGAGAACTCTATCTTATGATAGCCTAGTTTGTATCCCCACTTCTCAAGACTATGACCACCTTCTCTGTTAGGATTAAACAACCTTGATAATACAAGAGTGTCAATGACCGGTATATCTGACAAGTCAACACCACCAAACCTTTCTACCATTGGTATATCAAATCCGATGATGTTATGTCCTATTAAAGTATCTGCATTAGATAACAGTTCATAACCTTCAGTTAATTTATCTGGTGGATATTTATATATCTTTCCAGAGTCCATGTCTTGAGCAACTAAACAATGTATTAAAGTTGCTTTTAGGTCATCTGTTTCTATGTCAAATACTAAGTCCATTAAAATGCCTCGTCTAAACTATCATCAAAAGTAATATCTTCATCTGTTAGTTCAGATAGTCTACCTGTTTCTCCATCATAAATAAGTCTACAAGCCATACCAACATCTCCTGTGTATCTTGATTTAAGTATACGCATTCTTGTTGTTCTAGCTTCATCAGGGTCATCTGATTGTTGATTACGTTCTAATGCTATCACACAATCACTAAGTTGTCCAATACTATTAGAACCTCTTAGATGAGATAGAGATACTTCAATACCGTTCTCATGTCCTTTGTTACCGTCAACACGTCTCAAGTGTGAAACCAAAATGATTCCTGCACCTGTCTCTTCTACCAAACTTCTAAGTCTAGTCATAATAGAATCAATAGCACGTCTCTCATCTCCTTCATGTACAGCACTAACTAACATGTGAAGATGGTCAACGACTACCCACTTACAATCACAACCTATTATCATAAATCTAAGTTTGGTAAAGATATCATCAATGTCGTTAGTACCAAAGTGTGAATGAACCCATACTCTATTCTTGTTCTCTCCGTCATAAAGTATATCAAAGAACTTATCTAATTCTTCTTTACTGAATCTATCTCTAACTTGGTCAACATATAATCTAGCATTAGCTTCAATGGATAAGATACCGTCAATAGTTCTTCTCCAATCTTCTTCTAATGCAATGATGCCTACATTATCTGTAGTGTTCTTGATAAGATGATGTTCAAGTTCTCGTGTTACACTTGATTTACCAAGCCCTGTACCACCTGTAAGAGTCACAAGTTCTCCTTGTCTAAGACCATACAACTTCTTGTTTAGTCCTTCATAAGGATAAGGAACACTTTCTTTTCTCTCACGATTATGGAACTTCTCACGTTGTTCAGAAACATTTATAACACCTGATGGTGTATAAACTTTAGCCGACCACCAAGCTTCAACAAACTCTTTATGTCTGTTGTTTTTAAGCATGTCGTTAGGGTCTTTCCAACCGTTAGGTAAGGTAACTATCCTTGCTTTCCCTGGTTTGAAAAGTCTAGCAACTTTGATACTAGCTTCTTGTCCTGCCTTATCTTTATCAAAAGCAATGATGACATTTTCAAAGTTATCAAAGAACTCTAAACTTTCCTTGATGTCTCTTACCGCACCATTGGCACCACGTTTGATAGATACTACAGCCCACTTAGAACCAAGTAGTTCATAAGTAGCCATAGCATCACACTCCCCTTCAGTAACGGTAACATATTTACCGCCCTTGAAAAGTTGTTGACCAAACAATCCTGTATCATTATAAGTACCAGAAACATAGAAGTCTTTATCTCTACAGTTCCTAGTCTTAGTAGCTGATAACTCATGCCCATTGTAATAAGGATATAAATGTTTAACGACATTACCTTGTAGGTCATGTACACATTTTACCCCATACTTCTGAGCAGTTTGTACAGAAATTTTTCTATCAGTTAATGCTGAAAACTTTCCTTCATCTACCATATCAGGTTGTTTAGTTGGTGTTGTTGTAACTGTTTGCATATCCTTTCCTCCACATGCTTTAGTATAGCTAGGCATAAACTCTCCACAACTAAAGCATTTTGCTGAGTCATCTTCATTGATTCCTACAGCATCACTACTTCCGCAAAGTGGACAAGGTTGATGTAACTTATCCCAAGTTTTATCCATGTTAGCCCTCACTATGAATTAAGATACTTCGTTCAAAGACTCGTCTTCGTCTGAAGTTTCTTCAGTTTCAGTTTCTTCTATATTGTGTTCCAACATAGCTTCAGGGCTATCCTTTAACACAGATTCAAGATTGTTCTGATGTCCTTGTGAAGCAAAGTTCAAAGCTTCTACTAACACATTTAATGTACCTATCTTATTGATAGAAACACTTGCATTAGCTCTCTTCTGTTCGTCTTCAATCTTTGAAACATCATAAACGTATTCACCGTCATCATTTTTAATAGTAATAATCATAATTAAAACTCCTCGTTATCTGAACTAGGTTCAGTATATTCTACTAGATTTGTAACCTTCACAGCTATTAACTCTGCAAAAGTCCCATACTTTCCTGTGTAGGGTTTAATCTTCACAGTAACTTCTGAGCCATTACCAACACTAATATCTAAATCGTTGCCATCGTTGTCAACTAATTTAGGTGCAGGGTTGGTTGTCCCATCGTGTCTATCTACTTTTCTACTGAATGAGAAAGCAGGTTCATCATATTTAGGTTGACCATCTCTGGTTCTAACCCTTGATAAACCAAGACCTTCTAATCTAGTAGCAGTATCTTCGTCAGTCAGCACAACTATTCCGTACTTATGTGGTTCAAACTTAGTGTTTGGTGTGCTGATATTTGCCCACATAGCTTTTCCATCTACATACTCATACATATATTTGTACCTCCTATAGGTTTGTTTTTAGTATTAAGTGTTTGGAGTCTATCATACTTTTTCTTTTTGTGCAAGTCTTTTTGCTCTTCTTCTTGCATTGTTTCTATCTCGTGTAAATTGTATAGCACTCTGTAAATCTTCCCAGAGTTCATCAAGTACTTGTTTCTTTTGTTCTTTATTAAGTCTTGTAATGATTTTAATATCAGACTTCTTAGGTATCCACGTATCCCAATAAGCTTTGTCCATGTCTTTCCATGTCCAACCTATCTGTTTGTCTAGTGTTGTTGATTTAAAATATAAATTCATATAACCCTCGTGTTAAAGTTTTAGTGTGATGGACGATGGGTTCTAGCACTCATTCCAACCTTTATCTTACGACCACCTTTAAGGATTTTACAGTAAGCTCATCTTACACTAAACTTTTAAAATCAGTCTGGTTTTAGTGGCACTAGACCAGAAACTAGCACGATTGCTCGTATGTCTTTAGGTTCAGGAAGGTTAGTTGAGGGCTACACCTTTGGACACACCTGTTATACGGAGTAATTATATTATTCCTGTCCCTCTCTGTCAACTTTTAAATCTAATAATTTAACTTTATATTCATCCTTGTCCCAAGTAAGTTCATAGCATATAGGATGTTTAGGATTATCTTCGTTATATTTTATAACATAATCTTCCCAAGCTCTATACTCTGCCTTAGTCATTGGCGTTAGTTCAGTATCTTTTATCTCGTCCACCATTCAGGCTTCTCCCTGTTCTTGTTCCATTGTGCATAGTGCTTCTCATGTATCACATAATTCCTGTAAGCCACAATAGGATTATCATCTTTGTATTCATCAGGCATAGCCTGTGCAAGTGGAGTCATGTCTCCTTTATGTATGTTATCTGGGTGCTTCTCTAAAGCCTCAAACAACTTAACATAACTTGCATGTTGTCTATTGTATCTAAAATTATATTCCATTGCAAGAGCTAAGAAATGAACATACAACCATTCATAGTTGCCTCTTGATTGTCTAGCCCATACTGTGCAAGGATGATTTTTGTATGCAGTTTTGTAAAGTCCTACACTATCTGCATACTCGTCTCCGTCTAACACTCTATGAGCTGTGCAAAGCATCTGAGCTGTTTCAAGTGGCATCTTCACTAACATCTTATCAGGCTGTGCTTCTGCTGATACAACAGGACACTCATCAAAATAAAATATGTTCATTTATCTTCCCTCTCTCTATCCATAAGTATTATTCCTACACCTGTTATACAGAATAACATAAATAATATTACTACTGCAAGTCCTATTAGTTCTCCTATCATTTACCCTGCCCTCTATATTTCTTATGGTTAGCTTTCTTATTTTTATTCATGGTAGAGTAGCCAACATTACCTCTACCTTGACTTGTTCTCTTACCTCTAACACCTGTTGCTGAAGTATGAGATTGACTAAATGCTTTTGATTTAACTGCCATAACTATACTCTATTTCTAAAAAGATATAACAATCCCTTTAATTTTTCAACTGATAAATGTTTTAAATGTTTAGGTATATTATTATATATATTTTTATTATTCATTTTATTATTATTTTCTTTTTTTCTTTTTAACTTGTTAAGCATTTTACACCTCCTAAAAATCTTGTCAAGTAATTTTATAAAAAAATATCAATTAATTTTAAGCCTGTTTAAGAGCCTCTTGTTCCATATCAATACCCTCATATGACTTGGTTAGATAACTGCTTACCATGTAGCTCATATGCTCTTCTATCCTATGTATAATATCTACTTCTGATACATTCATTGGTTCGTCCCACGTTCTTATGTCATCATAAAGAAAGTCGACAAATGTTCTAAACTTACTTGATGATAATTTATTTAGGATATATTCTCTTGCACATATGTCCTCTAGTTTTTTGTATAATGTTCTGTTCATTGTAATAGTCCTCGCTTGTAATCTAAGATAGCCATTTCAATAGCTGTCTCTGGTTTGTTATCGTGTGGAAAATACCACTCTCTAAATCCTCTAGGATACTTCTTACCTCTAACCTTAACAGTAAAAGCTGTAGGCTGTCCGTTGTGTTTAGCAACTTTTGATATCTTAACTTTCATCAGTTCAATCCCTCCACTAAACTCCAACCTTCTGTTAATATATTTTCTTGTGCTGACCATTTCCAATCAGTCTCTCCTTGGTCTCCTTCATATTGTCCTGAACTTCCGTCTTTGAACTCAACATACAAAGTCCCATACTTTATGTAGTAGTCTTTGACATTGTCCCAATCAATACCTAGTTCTTCTAAGTCAAAAGTAATAGGTGCTTCATAGATACACTCTATGTATCTTGGTTTATCGCTATCAACATTCATCATCTACCTCGCATAAATATAAACGTCCCACTTGACTGCCTTATCTAAAGGACAAAAGGGTATCGTTCTTTGGTTATAGTCTGGGTTATTGTATCCCCACCTGCCTTGACATTTAACATAGTGTTTCTTAGTGCTGTGTTTGTTCAACAGACTAACACTTTGTCTAACCTGTTGCAGTTTGTTTAGTTGTTCTAGCACATTACTACTGTTTTTATCTACAGTCATTACATAAGTTTTAGTTCTATTCATTCTTTTACCTCCTCTATATCGTAATTAAGTTCATTCAAATCTATTTGGTCTGTTGCTATGTCAAGTGCTTCATACTCGTCTTTACAATCACAAACTTCAATCTCAACGTAAGTGCTTACTATGTATGTTTTACCCATAAGTTTCCTCCTCTACTAATTCTTTTACCATATCTCTACTAAACCAATCAAACTTTTGGTTAGCGTTCTTCTCCAACAGATACTTGGCATTCTCAAAACCCATTGGCTCGTTTACCCAGACATTTAAAAGCCTTACACTCATGTCAAGTTTTTCAAGTGTGTCAAGTATGTCAAGCTTCTCCTCATAGTATGCATCTCTTACTTTACCCATTGTCTACCTCCTCTACCTCTAAAACTTCTTCATCTTCAAAGCCATAGTCTAGCTCTCCACCTGTAGAAGCTTCTCGAAATATATCATATTCTCCTGCTAAAACTTTTTGTCCTGCTTCTTTAGGAGAACTAGCTTCTAATTCTATTTCAGAATAGCCCTTCCATTTTGTATATACTTTATAAGTTTTCATTCCTTTATCCCTCCATTTCAAAGTTATCTAAATCTATCAAAGCTAATCTCTCAGCTTCGTTCTCTATCCAATCTACATCATCAGAAGTTTTACTCAACTCTTGATAGTGCTTCTCGTATTGTTCTTCATACAGCTTATCAGCGTATGTCTCTGTTATTATGTTGCTCATTATTTATCCCTCCTGTGTAAGTAATAACCTGTAGCAAGTCCTGTTAATAAATATACTAATACCCAAAGTGTTATGTTGTCAAACATTTTTTTTCAACCTCCTTATCTCTACGTTCTGTGGCTGTTGTTTCATAATATCTTCTTGACATCTAACAGTTACCCACTCCCTTTTAAAATCATGCCTGTTTTTAATCTTTGCAAAATATGTAAAGGGTATAGTCTTGTATTCGTAAAAGTCCTTGTGAAGTTTCATATTACCTCCTTATATTTATTTATTTCTTCATTCCAATATTCATCTCTCTCTTGTTTATTTTGAAACCAACAACTACCTGCACTAGCATATGCATCGCCTGCGTCTCTATACGCAATTTCATAAATATCTTTACCTTGCATTTTTTTGTATAGCTTTTTAGTTATACATTTAGTTTCAAGTAAATAATCTAAATCAACATCGCCTGTATTTTTAGCTTTCATCATGTAAACATCACTAATACCTTCATGGTTTTTTAAAAAAACTTCATCTGTATATATTTTCATTTTTCTTTGTCCTTGATTATTAAGGCAATTGCATACAAGCAAAACGCCATAAACATTAGTATTGGTAATAGTTGTAAGTCCATTAGTTTTCCCCCTAGTTTTCGTAATAAAATTCTTTAGCTTGTTCTAAAAGATTTTCTACGCCATATAATTGATGTAGTTCATCTTGCCATATAGGTTCTTTTGGCTCACTTTTAATTGAGTTTTTAGTCATACCAATTAAACATCTTATAACCTCTTGTGCTATTTCAAGTTCTTTACTTTCTTTTTTATAAGTTAGTTTCATAGTTCTACTCGTCCTCCGTATAACTTTCTTCAATGTCTATGTGTCTTAGTTCTGAAGTATCACTTATCTTTACTTGTATGCCTTGTTGAGATACAAGTTCTAATAAATCTGATAAGGTATCTACTTCCACCACCTTATTATCTTTATCAACTCTCATCTATTTACCCTCCCATAGTTATTAGCTTCAAGGCTTTTCACATAAGCTATTGTTTCTGCAACTTCATCTGCTGTTTGAAAACTTTGAACGTCATCTCCTTTATATTTCAAAAACTTTCCGTTTGGTTTAAATATTGCTGTCTCACAATTATTACAGCTATCTAAACTGTGACGATTGCTTTTAGCTAGATATTTATTAGAACAATAGTTTACTCTGCCAAACTGAACAGATACCTCATAGCCATTTTCAAAAGCCATTGTAAAGCCTTGATAAAATCCTTTATCATCTTTTCTTATTCCTAACATAATTTGTAGTCCTCCTATGAATAATATTTTAATGTAGCGTTTATTTCTTCAACCATACTATTAGAACTTTCTTTATGTATTGACTCGCCTTGTGCAATACTTTCTAAATGTTCTTTAAGTTCTAGTATTAAATTTTTTATTTCTTCGTTCATAAATGTGTAGCCCTCACTAATTAATTTATTTAACACCTATAAATTTAATTTATTGTCAACAAATACACAAGATATTTATTTAATTTATTTTTTATAATTTGCTTTACATTTTAGTTGATATAGTGTAGTGAATTTTTAACTACTACATCATGCTTTCAAAGTCAATAGAATTTTTAAAAGTTTTTAAAGTATTTTACTGTATGAATATACAGCGTCTTAAATGCTCTGTATTGCATTTTCTTAGGGTGGTTAAGGTCTCACTATCAACTAACCAATCAAGACCTTAGAGAGGCTTAGAATTTACTACTATCACTGAAACTTATAATAGGTTATAAATAGAGATATAAAAAAGTAAGTGCTTACTAACTTATTGAAGACAAAAAAAAGCCCCAATATTTAGGGGCTATAAAACATTAAGTTTTTACGGAGTAATTAAATTAATTGTCCTTCATCATTCAAATCAACAAGCCTATATTCTCCTGATTTAATTTTCTTTCTAGTTTCAGCTATGCCTTCTCCTAGAAATTCATTCCTATATTTGCCTGTAGTCCTTGAATAATCCCAATAATGCTTATCAAGATATATAAATCCGCTATCGTTTCTCATAGCTATAACGCTGTTATAACTTTGAAAAAATTCATTATTATGGTTATCAGTAATAATAAACTGATTAGCTACTTTGTTTCCGCTACTACTTCTCATATTTTTTACTTTCATTTTTACTCCTTGCTTTTAAAAAGCGTTATATTTCTACCACGAAAGCCCCGAATTAACGAGGCATTTTTTAACGTGGTTAGGGGATTAAAACATGGCTTTGTGCGGATAGTCAAATATTATCCAGTCATCATTAGTAAATATTTTGTATTCCTCGCATAAGTCCAAAATATCTTTTAATTCTATTTTAAACATTCGCCTAGCATCTTTTATTGTATATTCTCCATATGTGCATTTATGTCTGCCTATTTCCTCGCCACTTTTAACATTGTCAATATATCCATAAATGGTAAAAGTTCCGTTTATGTGTTTCTCAACACCACCGCTCATATAAGCTTCTAAGTTTTTAGTTTTTAACATAATTAATTTCTCCGTTTAAAAAGTCATTGCTTTACTGCCCTGACTTGGAAAAACAATAACAGATTAAAAACAAAATGCAACACTTTTTTAAATGCTGTAATAATGCGGGTTTCAGAGGTGGTGTTGTATAAAATTTATACAGCTATAAAAGACGAGACAATAAATCTGTATAAAAATTATACAGCTTGTGAAGTGTTAGAAATCTTTAAAAGTCTTTAAAAGTATGACAGAGTATGACACTTTTAAAACTTTATAAGTATCATTCTTTTTTAAAACTTTATTAACTAGAAAAGTATGACACTTTTAAAGGCGAGTATGACACTTTAAAAACTGTATAATTTTTATACAACTTGTAAAGTCTTTGAAAGTTTATGGGGAAACTGTATAAAATTTATA